CTCAACATCATAGAATGAATCTTGACGGTGCAGAATGTATGCTTCAGGTTTCACAAACTTGACTGACTCAGTATCATACCAGATTGCACGATCAGGCATTGCCACAGCATCACGAAGAGCATTTTCGGCATAATAGCAGGTATGAGGTGCGATGATAATGTTTTGGGAAACTACCTCAGGAAACTTGTAAGTGATGATATTGGGAGTATATTCAGAAAGTCCACCAAATCCAATAAAATCGCCTTGATAGATGCATTCCGTGCGAGGTAACCAATCAAAGCAAACATGAAGAATGTCTGCGACTCTACCTTCATGATTCACACCAATCTCTTCATGTGAATGATTGATTTTGATTTTTATTTTATTAAAAACGGATTTGGTCCCAACAAAAAACTTTCCAGTAGCAGGATTTGTTCCCCACACAATTGCAGGAGCACCATCAATCTTTACAGAAAGGTGTCCAGGAGTCACAAACCAATCCAGTACTGATAGATCTCCAGTCAGAATGGAATCTTCAGGATGTTCGAGGTGTGTGTTTTTCATTTGAGGTTTTGTGGACATGCCAGTATAATAATCCACAATGCTGGATCTGTCATGACACCTTGTGCCAGTTTAAAAATCGTCCACTTATAATAGAATGGAGCGTAAGGAAATTGAATCCTTATTGCTGGAATGCAAATCCAGAGTAATAACCGTTATACGAACGCCCCAATAAAAGAATTAAATCATCTAATAGAAATTAGGTCAAATAATTCTGGATGAAGTTTCCCATACTTCCTCATAATTTCTCCCGCTTTTGCATTTGCTTCATTTTCTGAAGGACTGCCAGGATTTGGATTCATTGCAACACGTTTAATAGATTGTTTGTAATGAACAACCTCATGAGCAACGGTTCTTAAGATGTCTAATGGATGGCGATTAATAATACTGATGTAAACAATGCCATCACTATTCATCATACCAAATGCTTTATTTTTCTTTGAAAAATCGGGATCATCAATGAGTATATAAGGAATATCAATAGTCAAACTTAGTTCTCTTTTTAAGAAAACTATAAATTTTTTGAGAATTGAATTAAATTGAATTCTACTTATTGGTCTTCCCGTTCTTTTTCCAAGAATAGACATATTTTTTGAAATATTTATTACAAATCGCCCTGAACACGGTTTTCTGAGCGATATACATCAAACGTTCCCTCTGGATAACGAGCACTCAGTTTCTGATAGTTCATTTCAAGGACTTCCTCAAATGTAATATCCAGTGCCATACATGCTTGTGCAAGATACCAACACAAATCTCCAAGTTCACGCTTCATATGAAAGATATTATCTTCAGTATAAGGTTTACCCTGAAGGAAAATCTTTTTGACGACTTCAGTAAATTCACCTGCTTCGGCACTCATACCAAATGCAGCCGTCATAAGACGAGGAACATCTGCACCCTGCCCTTCCAGTTCATTCAAACGCTCAACAAGATTCAAATACTTACTACTTGCCGGACTAGTTGTTTCACGAACGAACTCAATATATTTTTTAGAATCGATAGTTGCCATATTTAAAACTTAAATCCTTCGAATGATTTTTTAGGTTTGTTTTCTTCATAAGTATACTCTTCTTCTTTGCCATTGTCAAGTATATCTTGTTGTGCTGATTGTTCAACATCATAAAGTCTCATCTTTGCACGATCAATACCAACCACAAAACGTTTAAAGACTGTTGGATCATTATAACGATTCTTCAGTTGTTTGACCATAATCTGCCCTAGTCCTTCTAACTCTTCCGTTGAAATAAGGGCAAACATAAGATCAGCAGTAGCAGGGAGACCAAAGGACTCACTAGTATCAGTAAGTTCAACATCAGAGTTGCCATAACCACTACGAGTAGTCTGTGTAGCGGAAACAATTGGAACACTAAATTCCACTGCCAACCCACGAAGCTCTTCTGCGATTGATTTAATATAAGAATAAGAATTTGCAGACCCATTTGCCTTATGCCTGCTGGAAGCACAAATATTAAGGTAGTCGATGAAAATAATATCAGGTCGAAATGATTTTTTAAGAGCAAGTTCATTCAGAAGTGCCTTGAAATGTCCAGAATGTGCCGAAGCAGTAGGATACTCTTTAATTACAAGAGAACCTTGTGTTTTCTTCGCAACACTATTTACTTTTGTTTGAAATGTTGAGCGTGGAAGATCAACCAATTGCTGAATCGGGACATTGAGAAGGTTTGCATCAATTCTTTCTGCAATTCTCTCTTCCGCCATCTCAAGAGTGATGTAGAGGACGTTCCTACCCTGAAGCATCGCGGAACTAGCAACATGGCACATAAACAGAGATTTTCCAACACCAGTATTGTGAGAGGAAACTCCATTAGTGTAATATCTATGATTTGGATGATTTACATTAATATCTACAATAGGTATTTGTTTATTATTTTTATAAACCCGACCAATTTTAATACCCTCGTTAGTAATCAATTTGTATATTAAGTTAGATTGTTCCATTTCTTTAGCGGAAATCCAACCTTCAGTAGTTTCAAACAAATGGGACTCATTACAACTAACTTTATTACCCCCCATCATAAGCAATTCATATTCTTCATACATCCCCTTATTAATAAAAAAATTAACAGGAACATATCCATCGGGAGAATCAACCTCCACTTCATATCCATTATCAAGTAATGTTTTTATTTCAGCAATTGACGTTTCTTTTTCAATCCACATTTTGTATAAATAGTAGTATTAGCAGGGAGTAAAATGTTTAATCAAATACATCATAGCATAATAGAAGAAGGATGTAAAAGAAAATTAGAGTATAAGGAAAAAAGTGGTTTACATAAACACCACATTATACCAAAACATTCTGGAGGTGATGATAATGAAGAAAATTTTTCATACTTAACAGAAAGGGAACATTTCATAGTTCATTATTTGTTGTGGAAAATAAATCATAATGTAAATGATTTGTGGTCTGCTCAATTTTTAAGAAAAAAGTTTTATATCCCAAAAGAGATAAGAAGAACCCAAGCATCTAAAGGAGGAAAAATTGGAGGAAAAAGGCAAGCAGAACTTGGATTAGGATTTCATCAATATAAAAATAATAAAGAACTTCACAAAGAATGGGCATCTCTTGGTGGAAAATCACATAAAGGTAAAAAAGTTATGCATAGACCAGGAGACACTACTTTTATAAGAGTAAATCCAAAAGATATTGATTTTTATTTAGAAAAAGGATACATTTTTGGATCACCAATAGATAGTCCAAATAAAGGAATAAAAACAAATAAACCATCACCAAGAAGAAAAAAAGTTAGTGATGGAATAAACATTTACAATTCTATTACTGATGCAGCATTAAAAAATAATATTACAGTTGGGGGAATAGTTCAAAGATGTAAATCAAAAAAATCTAAATGGCACTACGTTTCCTAAATCTAATTTTAACTCTAGTTTCTGGATGAACGCAACCAGCGAGAGCAATATTGAGAGTCTTAGTAGGTAAACCACCTTTCGTGATTTTGTTGAAATATTCCAGATCAAATTCGATCTTATCTTCTTTACGGTGATAGAATTCATAACGTTCCTGATAATTTTGAAGGTAGTCGTGTCCAATATTATTATCAAACGATACTGCTAAGGCATCGGAAAGAATGCTAGGAATTGCGTCCCTATTCTTTTTTTCATTATTTCCATCGGCAATATGAATTGACTCCATAAGTGCCAGATAAATGGCACGATCACGACACCACTTCTCAGTAGTATCTAGCAACCATTGCTTCTCAACTACTGAATCATTCAGTGTTTCACACACCTCACGAATATCTTTAACTTCAGATTCGGTTAAATCAGTCCTGTTCTCAATCTCAATACCAAGTGCTTCTTTAGTAATAGCAGAGTTGTACTTGACGATAAACTGAACGATTTCCTCAAAGACTACCTTTTCAGACCTTTGCTCAAAATATTCAGGTTGTATAAAAGGTATAACTTTCCTAGAGTAGTCTTCATTATAAACAAGATTTCGGAGAATCGTATGCTCAAGTCTTTCCATTATTTTATCTATAGGTTTTTCTTATGATGCGGTACATCAAATACAAAAGTAATTCTAACATTATCTCCAATATTCACTGCCTTATGAGGAAGTTTATTATTGAACCAAAAGAGAGTTCCTGGTTCAATAATCACCGTTTCATCACCAACAGTATACTCGTATTTCCCCTGAATGGAAAGGTGATATCTATCTTTTGTAAGATAATAAGTACCTTCATCAATATGAGAACCTACAATTTCACCAACAGGAAGTGCCAGAAATCCACAACGACGAAGTTTCTTAAAATACTTTCCCAAGTAATTGAGAATCTCCGTATGTTTAGTATATGCTGGAGTTTGAATGCAGATTTCAGTATTTCCAACATACTCACCTTCTTTGCTGACTCCACCCATTATAAGTTGCAATACATCCACAGTTACAGTGTATTCTGTAGGATCTAATTGTTCAGAGTCTTGAACATTTTTTTGTGATCCCCAATCCTCCGGATATTGTTTGAGTTGTTCTAGTATCTTTGATACATCAACTCCAGTTTTTATGATGCGAATGTTTTTCATGCACCATAACTAAATTCTTTTCTTGCGGTTTCGTCAAGTGCCTGCATCACTTCTGGAGTAAAATACTTCTCTGGATTTTTTAGTATCTCCTTTGCATAGAGTTTCTTACCATCAATCTCATAACGTCCAGCAACATTCTTCCAAAGTCCACCAAGTTCTCCAAGTTCAAGCAAACCATAATACCTATCCAGACCACGTTCATCATAGAACAAACGGATTTCAACATCTTGATTTTCTTTACTTAGACGCGACTTAGCAGTCTTTGCCTTGATAATGTTTCCAATGACTTCCGTTCCATCCTTTTCTTTCTTTTTGCTGAGATGAACAATAGTAGAAGCGGCATATTTAAGACCGCTACCACCTCCCATTTCTTTAGTAGGAACATATGCACCAATTACATCATAGGTATGATTAGTTACAATCATAGGAATTTTTGCCTGACCAAGTTTCAAGGTAAGCATACGGAATGCACCCTTAATCAATTGAGATTTGGTCATATCCCTTACTTCTTTATCATTCAAAGCATCATTAATCTCTTTACTTGTGGAAAGCATTCCCAAAGAGTCTAACACAAACATACAAGGACTGCGCTCTGCTTCAGGTTTCTTCAAATAAAGATCAACTGCCTTCAGTGCCTTACCACGAAAATCTTCTACGGTGACAACATTGACCACAACCACACGAGTTGTGTCAACTCCTCTACTCTCCAATAGGGATCTTGTGATCGCAGCTTCAGTATCAAAATACAGACAATATCCAGTAGGATTATTATCAAGGAAATTCTTGACCACTGCCAAACTAAAGAAAGTTTTTCCAGTGCTACTTTCACCTGCAATTGCAGTAATCTTGTTGCCAGAAACCCCACCAAAGATACTCCCACTGACAAGAGCATTAAAAATGTACGAACCCGTATCCACATAAGTTTCGGTCTCATCTATTTCGGAAGCAAGTTGAGTATAATCGCCACCAATCTCTTTTACAATATCCTTAAGAAAATCCATAAATTAATCCCCCTTTTCTGCATTTTTATTTAAATTATTCATTCTATAACTCCATAATTTTTGATACAGTGAAGTATCTCCCCCCAATCTTAGAGCACTAAGAATAGTCTCAAGTTCTTTATCGCTGATAGGTAGTTCCATTAAGAGAAAAATGAATCAAGGTTAATAGTTTTTTCAACTCTCCATCCAATTGAATCGAGAATTGATTTCAATGGATCAAGAAAACTCTTTTCAAATTGTAATTCATAATCAATGTATTTGTCAAGACCAAGTTCTGTAGGAAAATCTTGAATAAATGAGATGATATTTTCTCTAATTATATTTGGTTTTTTAAGATAGATAAATTTAATCTTTTCACCATTATTAATAAGTGAATATTTATTGGTCAGGTTCTTCTCCTTAATATAATGATTGAAGAGAAGTGCTCCACGAATATGAATCGGAGTTCCTTTTACATAAATGTCAGAATGGGAACGATACTTACGAACATCAGAAGCAGTTCTTGGAAAAGCAATCTGTTCTGGTGGAAGTTTTTTAAACTGAGACCGACACTTATCAATGTAATCAATAACTTCATCTTCAGTGCCACTCATCATAATCTTTAAACCATCCTTAATCATCTGACGGCAAGGGGCGGGAGTGGAAGATTTAACTGCCTCAATTCCCATCATTTTCAGTTTAGGTTCATCATAACGAACACCTTCACTATCCCATACATTCAAAATGTACCGTTTTTTAGCAGTCCAGATTCCACGATCAGCAATATTCTCTCGCTTCATCTGCATCTTCTGATCATATGCATTCACATAGTCTGCCAATTCTTGGTAACAACTTTCAATATACTTTTCAAGTTCTACCTTAGCAACCTTATCAAGAAAAGAGACAATACTTTCAGTAGTTTTCTCCTTTCCATCATATACAGTTTTAACCAAAGGTCCCATATTAAGGTAGATGGAATCAGTATCAGAAGCAATCACATAATCTACACCACCAGTTTTAAGAATCCTATTTAAATACTTATTAATTTTTTCCTCAATCCAACGAATTGAAACCTGCCCCGAAAGAGTAATTGCCTCAGCATTTGCCAATTTAAAATAGCGAAAGTATTGATTACCAATAGCACCATAAGCACTATTAAGTTGAATCTTCCGTGCCATTTGAATATTATTGCACCGTGCAATCTCTTTCTCTAATTGCTTAGTCTTCTTTTTCTCATACTGTTGTTTTGCAGTAATCATTTTCTTTTTAAAGACTACACGCTCATTATAAATTTTTTCCATTAATTCTGGAAGAAATCCACGAACATCTTTACGGAACATTGCACCATTCGCACAAACCGCATAATTTTCATAGGATTGAAAATCAATCTCTTGATTTAGGATCTTATCCACAGTTACGGAAGGATGTCTCTCTTCCACCAAAGTTTCAGGACTTATGTTGTATTGCATAATCAGATGGGGGTATAGGGAATTTAAATCGAAATTTACCACCCAATCATAAACACCAGGAATTGGTTCCTTTACATAAGCACCAGCATACTTAGAATCTTTATCAGATCTAACATTTGGAGGAATTACAATATTTCGCTTCTTTAAGTAATTGTAGATAATAGTATCCCACATTCTTACTTGAGAAAATACATCAGAATAGTTTGCTTTTGCATCATATGCCATTGTAATCGCAAGTTGAATCAGTTTCATCTTGTCTTCCAAACGGTCAACAAGTTCCACATCCTTAATATTATACTCAACAAATTTCTGCCAACCTTTAGTGTAGAAATCTTTGAAGGTATCAAACTCACTGTGATCCAACTTCTGTTGCCCAAGTTCAACAGTTGCAATATGATCTAAACGATATGATTCCTGATTAGAAGTTGCCGGAGACCATTTATAGAGTTTCAAATAATCAAGTTGACTTATTCCACCAATATCATAAGAAATATGCTTACGACCAGAGATATAAGTTTCACTTTCAGTTACTAGTCCCCATGGAGACATACGCTTCATGAGTTTTTCACCCAAAATACGATCTATACGACGAACCAGATATGGAATATCGTACAATTCACTATTCCAACCAGTAATAACTTCTGGAGTATTCTCTTCGATCATCCACCAGTGAATAAATGCATTTAGTAAATCATGTTCATTATCAAAAGAACGATAATTTACATTACTCTGTTGATTATCAAACTTACCCAGTCCCCAAGTATTAATCTGTTTTGTATTATAGTCTTGAAGAGTGATTAATAATACCTCTTCCGCAGAACTTTCAACGTCAGGAAATCCATTTTCAGAAGCAACTTCAATGTCAATTGTAGTTACTTTAATCTTACTAATATCAAACTTTACCTCATCTTCTGGATAAATCTCCGAGATGTATTGGTAAATATACCTATCATTTCCAGAAATATTAAATCCATCTATACCTTCATACTTTTTAATAAAATCTCTACATTCCCTTACAGTTCCAGGTTGAACTGCATCGACATATTCACCATTTAATGTTTGGTATTGAGTATTCTTTTTTGATGGAACAAAAAGAGTCGGATAAAACTTCTCACGAGTCATGAAATTTTTTCCATTTTCATAACCACGAACCAAGAAATGATCTCCGACCATCTGGACATTTGTATAAAATCGCATTATGCAGTTAGTTCAAGATACTTTTGAATAATTTCGGGTGTAGGATCTGCGATAGTAAGAATACTATCAGAATGAATCATAAATTCGGATTGATTAGTAATCCCAGTATTCCAACGGCGAAGATCATCTTCACTAAAAAACTCATAGGGATTAATCAATCTACAATCAGGTTCACCAAGTTCAGAACCAACTTCAACAATTTCAGTAATCAATACAGTGTCAATCTTCAGAAGAAGACACTTCACTTGCTTTTCCATTTACCTTTTCCTCATACATTTTTTTAAGAGCTTTGATTGGTTCAACTATGGTCACAATCCAATCAGGACGCACCGGAATTTCATCATCACTAGTAAACATAATCCAAGAAGAAAATGTAATACTAACAACACTATCTTCAGATTCCACTGGTTGTTCAGTCAAGAACAATGAATTGTTAACTTGCATCTTATGCGGATTCGTAAAAAGATAACCACATACTTTTTCTTCAGAAATCAATTCCTTTATATCAGCAATTACTGATTCTCCAGATTTCAATAGAGCGATTTTTACGGACATTTTTAGGTTTCCTCTCAAGTCAGTATAGCACAAAAAAAGAGGAGGTGCAACTGGATTTTGCCAGTTTCCTCCTTGCGACAACGATAGTTAGCTCAATGTTATTTAGTTAAGTTGATAAACCTTTCTCTTCTGATGCTCTGGAATAACTCTATTTAATTTGACGGTCAGTAGTCCATCGATATAAGAAACATCTTTAACTTCTACATCATCAGAAAGAGTCCAGGTGCGTGTGAATGCTCTCTTTGCCAATCCCTGATGTAGGTATTCATCATCAGTATCATCGACCTTCTTTACATCCACAAATAATTTATTCCATTCCGTAGTGACTTCAATATCTTCTTTTTTATATCCAGCAAGTGCAATTTCTAATCTAAAGTCAATACTACTTTCTTTGATTAGATTATATGGTGGATAGTTCGTATGCGTCTCAAACGCAGTATCAAACCTTTTAAACCACTCATCCATTCCAATACTATTTCTTTGAATCTCCATCAGATACTTTGCAGTTTCTGGTACTGAGAGTGT